ATTTCAGAGATGGGCGTACTATCTTTGATACACGCGCGTGTACTTGCGGCTGGTAATGGTATTGTACATAAGCTTCTTTCGGGTTTTTCTGGAGTTCTCAGGGAATACAATTACTCTATCGAGGGACGTTACGATGTGCAACTACCGGATTTTATGAAGGCAGTTGGTTATCATGAGTATCATCAGGTGGATTCGGCTGCTGGTATGCAGCATGATTGGTTTCCACCAGGTTATGGTCCTGGGTATGGGTTTTCAGATCATCTTATCTCCCATGCTTTCGGTGATGATGTTGTTGTTCGCGATTTGGCGTTCCAGAATATCGAAATTGACGACATACCACCACCAAAACATTCGTGGGTTGAGCGTATGGCAGCTGTCACCACATTCGTACGAAACCAGGCTGCCGCTGTAACGGCATATGATCCTGAGGAGTGCGATGGTATTCAGCTACCAGCGGTGTCAAGTGTGCCCGTCGGTGGCGAGCAGGAGCCCGAGGTCATCAAAGTGGCGAAACTCAATTTGGTCAAGGACGAGTTACGTCGAACGCCGTTGATGGAAATGCGGTGCAGGCATCTTGACGACGCTCAAGGTTTTACACCTGAAGCAGACGAGCTTGTTAGGCGTGTTTTGGACAGTGCTCCAACTGAGTCGACTAAGGTCGATGTCGTGTATAACAGTTATCTGGCACCACCGTTACAGCTCGAGACTTCAAGAGGTGCAGTGTCTGCGACACCTTTGGAAGACATCAGGTCTGCTTTGATGATGTTGTTTCCTCACAGTCTGGTCATGAACACTGAGTACGTTGAAGCGGACCGGGCTTATGGTGAAGTCAGTATTATCGCGCGCACATTGCGTATGAAGATTGACGTCAGCAAAATCGAGTTTCTGAAACCCGAGATTGCGTTCAAACCTGTGTTGCGTGGTCACGTGTTGCCGCACATCAAGAATAATACGGTCAATACGTTGGCAACACTTGCCAAGCGCAATGCCGATACGCCATATCAATTGACGGCCAGCGGTACGGATGAAAAATGGGCCATGGTGAGAAAAGCCATGTACGAAGTTTACTTCGTGAAGGATACTGAGAAGTTTCTTAGTGTTCAAGAACCAGTGGCAGCGAATGAGCGTAACATTCGCGAGTGGGCTGTCAAACAGTCGGCT